CGCTGCCGCTGCCGCAGATCTGGTGCCGAAGACAACGGCTACAGCAGTGAATCAGAACCTCGCCTCAGAGGGCGTTGGTGCTGCTGAGGACCTCGAGTACCTTGTGACGCTTCGGAACCCGATCGATGACATGACCGTCGTGTTCTACGTGCTGCCAGACATCACAGAGAACAGATCAGTTGAGTACGAGCCGATCGCGCCAGCTCAGTTCCCAGGAGCATTCCAGAAGTACAAGGGAACCCCAGCGGTGACGTGGCAAATGACGGCGAAGTTCATCTCACGGACCACCGACGAGGCAACGATGAATCTTCGGAATCTGAATCTGCTTCGGACCTGGACAATGCCGTACTTCGGTCAGAACACAGCCCGCGATGGATTCTTCAAGGATCGTCTTGGTGGTCCACCGCCAGTGCTTCAGTTCAAGGGTCTTCGAAAGGGGATGATCGGACCAGTTCCAGTTGTGATCACCTCGGTGAACTGGTCGTTCCCGCAAGCCGTCGACTACATTCCGGCGTTCGCGCTTGATGCAACTGGAGCTACACCGGCGAACGTGCCGTTCCCAGCTGTGATGGATGTAACTGTGAATCTGACAGAGAGCTTCAGCACCGAACAGTTCAATCAGTTCGACATCGGCTCGTACTATCAGGGTGACATGGTTGGTGCGTACAACAAGAAGCTTCCAGAGCCAACTCCAGCTGCGCCGGTCGCAGAGACGCAGCAGGAGGCGCAAGAGGTGATGGGTAAAACTTCTGCGGCTGCGGACATTGCTAAGCGGGCTCGTCCAACCGTCGATGGCAAAACTTCGGCGATCGCTGAACTTGGAAAGCGCGGGAAACTGCCGAACACTTCTGAGCTCAAGGTCGTTGATCCTACGTTCCGTCCGACACGCGGAGGCGCTTGATGGCTGAAAAGAACTCAACTCTTGTTCGCTCATCTCGGTACGTCTCTGGCGGCGAGACCGAAGTGAACACTACTGCGCTCGAGTGGTGGGAGCGTGCCGTGTTCCCGCTGAACTCAGACGATCAGATCTACGTTGTCGAGAAGCGGTTCGTCGGTCGTCTTGATCAGATCGCTGCGATGTTCGTGACCGAGCCACGGTACTGGTGGGTGATCGCTCAGTACAACAACATCCTTGATCCGTACTCAGACGTCGTCGAGGGTCTCGTGCTTCGAATCCCGACCGCTGATCGAATCAAGGGGATGCTCACCGGTCAGCTTGGCGGTGCCGCATCAACACGAACAGTTCCACTCTCAATCTTCCCGATCGTCTAAAGATGTACGTTCAGAATCCACTTGATCAGTTCGAGTCGTACTCGGTGCAGTACGTGATGCTTGCGTCACGAACCACCGTTGCTCTTCAGGACTTCACCGACGAGCGCGCTACCGTGATGGCGGAGACGCTGAAAGCGATCACCGATACGCCGTACCTTGGTGCACCAGTGAGCTACAAGAACTCGGCGAACGACGTGTTCCTGGTGATGGACACTCGACGGTTCTCACAGTTCACGATTGACCGTCTCGAGTACGACGTGTACATCAACGGACTTCAGAAGGGTGGGTCAACCTCGAACCTCGCCACCGAGCTCAAGATGACGGTGGTCGATTCTGTTGGTCTCTCGTTCAGCAACTTCATGCAGTGGCTGATGGACAAGCAGATGAAGACGAACTACGACGGCATGGTGTTCCTGCTTCGAGTGATCTTCGTCGGGCACAAGCTCGGCACTGACGGCATCACGTACAATCAGGAGACGACCGAGGTCATTCAGAGCGAGACGATTCCGCTTCATCTGATTCGCATGGACATCGACCTGAACTACGCTCGCGGCGTGTACGAGCTTGAGTTCATGCCGAACATGAACTTCGACGTGAACCGGTACTCTCGGTTCTTGACGATCGGCACTGCAACGACGTCGCTCTCGAACGACAACAAGCTTGGCGCAATGATCAAGAGTCTTCAGGATGGGCTGAATCAGCGCGCTGAAGACTTCTACAACAAGGTTCAAGGCGAAGTCCACAAGGTGAATCCGACTGGCGAGCTCGGTCGGAAGGTTCAGTACATGATCACGATTCCGAAGCACTGGGAGAGCCTTGACGTCGCATCGCACACGGCTGGAGCGATGTCAGAGACGATCTTCAAGAAGGATCCAAGCAAAGAGCAGGCGAAGTCTGAGACAACTGGAACGGTGAAGGAGTCGTTCGCATCGACACATCCGGGCGCGCTGCTCACTGATGCGCTCGACAAGATCTTCGGTCTTGTTCCGGCGATCAAGGAGTACGGGAACTTCAAGTCGAACGACGCAACGACGCCTGGCGGCTCGATCAAGTTCTACAAGCACGTTGTTGGAATCACCTCAGACAACAAGGTCATGGTGATTCACGTTGACGTCGTCGAGTTCGAAGTGCCGAACGTGTTCAGAACGAAGGAGCTCGACAAGAAGGCGATCGACGAGAGTCACAACGAGTTCTACCAAGTTGTGAAGGCTGAGAACTCACCGCTCGGCGTCGAGTCGGTGCAGCCAAAGGACTTCATCGAGTACGACTTCATCTTCACCGGCAAGAACAAGGACGTTCTGAACTTCGACATCAAGATCGAGAACTTCCAGTTCCTGCTCGCCTCGAACCTTCAGATCGGCGACTCGACTCTTCGTGGCGTGACTGATTCGAACGGGGCTGTTGACCCAGACGAGCTCGCGAACAAGAATCAGCTCCTGTACGCTCGACCGTACGATCCGCTGATGATCCCGCTTGACACAGCTGCCGCGCTTCGCGGGTTCAGCGAGATGAGCACCACTGTGTACTCGAAGCAGAAGGCGCAAGAGGTGAACAACCTCACGCAGCAGTACGTTCGGAACCTCTCGATGTTCTACGCAGCTTCACCGATCACGGTGGCCCTGAAGATTCGTGGGAACCCAACGATCATGCACAAGTTCAACATGGGGAAGATGCTCGATCACAACGCCGACACCTCGCCGAATCGGGCAGAGTTCTCGGCTGGCTCGCACACGAATCAGACGAAGTACCGTGAAGAGCTCGAGCGGAACATTCTGAAGACGAATCGGAATCTGCAGCAAACGGCTGGCACGTACAAGCCAACTGTCGGACTCAGCGATCGGAGCTACGCGTGCTCTCCAGTGTTCGCGAAGGTGCATCTCAAGGGCCCGAACGTGGACTTCAGAACGAACAAGCAGAACGAGGGTGCCGAGTTCGCCACGTCACCGCTCTCTGAGAACTTCTACACGGTGTTCAGAGTCACGAACGTCATCGATCGTGGCGTGTTCACGCAGGACCTCGAGTTGTACTCGCACAACATCTTCGGTCAGAACAAGGTCACAATCAAATGATTCAGGGTACACCACTTGTTCAAGGCGTTGTGGTTGACACGGCTGATCCACAAGAGATGGGGCGACTCCGAGTCTGGATTCCAGGCATCGACGGCGAGAACCCAGATGTGCCGAATCTGCCGTGGGTGCAGTACATGACTCCGCTCGGTGGGCAGGCGTCTGGGTACCCGGCTGGCTCAACATCGCAGCCGGCAGAAGGTCCGGTCTCGTACGGGTTCTGGGCGATTCCAAAGGTTGGAGCGCAGGTCGTTGTTGGGTTCCTGCATGGTGACTACAATCAGCGCGTGTACATCGGGTCCCTGTTCAGAGATCACGGGAACCGTTCGCTGCCAGTTGGTCGGAATGCCGAAGGTGCAGCACCGACCTCAGACTCGTACGATCCGCTCGAGCCGCAGCTCTCGAATCTGAAGGCTCAGTTCCAAGGTGATCTGTCGAACTCGATCGCTCGAACTCGTGGCGCGTACGAGCGCCAGGTTGCTCAAGCCGGCGATGTGAAGACAGATGCTGAAGGGTACATGCCGCGGGTCTCGAAGGACATCGAACCAGGTGTTGGCGATCTTGATCCGCAGACGTACTGCATCACGACTCCAGGTCGGCACTCGATCATCATGCAGGATCATCCGAAGTTCGCGCGCGTTCGAGTGAAGACTGCCGAAGGGCATCAGATCATTCTTGACGATGCGAACGAGCGAATCTACGTCTCAACGGCAAAGGGTCGGACTTGGATCGAGCTCGATCAGGACGGACACGTTCACTTGTACGGTGCTGAGTCGATCAGCCTCTCGGCTGGTGGTGACTTCAACATTCAGGCTCTTGGGAACATCAACCTAGCGGCTGGCGGGAACGTGAACGTGGGTGCCGCTGGGTACGCTCGAGTCACCGCGTGCGCCGATCTCGCACTCACCGGGAACGGAGTGTTCCTGACCTCTGGTGGTGGCATCGACTTCAAGGCAGCTGGCGACATCCTTCAGACCGGCTCGAACATTCACCTGAACGGACCGAGCGCTGCTGAAGGTGAGTGTGCCGTTCCGCCAACAATCGTTCCGTCCATGGAGCCGTGGACTCGTCCTGACACAGCCGGCACTCGCGGCAAGCACTGGAAGCCTTGATCATGTCACAACGAACTACCGCCCTGTACCGTGGGTTCTCTACTGCAGCCTCAATGGCCTCGCCGACTGGCTCGTTCAGCACGGTGAACGTTGAGACTGTGAAGCGCGATCTGCTGAACCACATCTACACGATTCCTGGCGAGAGAGTGATGCAGCCGAACTTCGGCACGCGGATCCCGCTGCTGGCATTCCAACCGCTAGATCAGACCACGCTGAAGATCATCGAGGACGATCTTCGAATGGTCGTGAACTACGATCCTCGTGTGAAGCTCGTTGACATCGCCCTCGTGCCGCTTCCGGACAACAACGCGATCGTCGCTCTGATCGATCTGATCTACGTTCAGCTCGATGTCCCAGAGACCCTGAAGCTTGAGTTCCCGGTGGGGTCGTGAGATGATTCTACAAGAGCTGTTTGATCAGAAGCTTCAAAGCTCGAACATCGAGTACGAGAACAACACGTGTCTTGATGCTCGTAAGGCCATCGGCGGAATCCCGATCAACTTCTACGCTGATGCTGTGAATGGAATCTGGTCTGTTGAGTTCAGCGCCGATGTTCCAGGCAAAGACAAGTACGCTCTGACTGGCACAAGAAACGAAGTTCAAGTTCTGTCATTCGTGATGTCGTGTCTGAAGCACTTGATCCAGAAGCACGAACCTGAAGCGATCAAGTTCACGTCGAACAAGAGCGATGGCTCAAGAACATCCTTGTACAAGAGGATGACCTCGTACTTCAAGGATCAGTACGATGTCGAAGTGTCTGATGCTGGAAAGAACGATCGATTCATCATGAAGCGCCGCGAATCTCAAGAGCAGACCCTGAAAGATGGCGAACGGCACACCTCGGATTTTTTGTAAATACCTGACACGATTACGGACTTCACATGGCACTTCGCACTACGTACTCCGCCGAGCAGTGGGACAAGATCTACCAAGCATTCAGCGCGGTGAGCTTCGTCTCGTTCGACTTCGACACGATCAAGCAGAGCTTGATCGACTACACGCGAACGTACTACCCAGAGCAGTTCAACGACTACATTCAGTCGTCTGAGTTCATCGCGATGCTCGAGATGTTCGCGTACATCGCTGAGCAGCTCGCGTACCGTGTTGACATGGTTGCTCATGAGAACTTCATCACGACGGCTCAGCGGAAGCAGTCGATCCTTCGCCTCGCGAAGCTCATTTCGTACAAGGCTACTCGGAACATTCCGGTTCGTGGTCTCGTGAAGCTCACCTCGATTCGAACCTCAGAACAGGTGATTGACTCGCGCGGCATCAACCTTGCTGGTCTCACGATCACCTGGAACGACCCGAACAACGCGAACTGGAAGGATCAGTTCATGCTCGTCATGGGACGAGTTCTTGCCTCGAAGTTCGGGCAGCCGCAGAAGACCGTCCAGGTCGGCGACGTGGTCATGGACCTGTACTCGCTGAAGAACGATCCGACCTCGCAGAAGAACAACGTGTTCCCATTCACAGTCTCGACTGGGCTCGAGTCGTTCCCGTTCGAGGTCGTGCCGGCTGACGTTGACTCGAACGGACCGTTCGAGCGCGAGCCAGACCTGATCTCATCGCTCTCGATCCTGTACGCGAACGACGGAATCGGCGATGGCTCTGACTACACCGGGTTCCTGATGTTCGTGAAGCAAGGAACGTTGAACCGAATCGACTACGAGATCACTGAGACGCTGCCGAATCGTCGGATTCAGTTCCTGCCGCAGAACGTGAACCACACGGACGTCTGGGTTCAGAAGCTCGACAACGCTGGCTCGATC